GAAATGTCGAATCAAATGGTACTGCCCATCACCTGCCAAGATTGTGAAGAACAGCATGTGCTTGATTGGGCCAACGTGTCGTGGATAGATCGCACCGATAATGTCGAGCATGTTGTATTCGGTAAAGCCGATCCAGATACAGCCGTTTATAGCTGCCCAAATTGCGGTTCAATTTGGGACGATTGGCAGCGCAAAAAGAACGTATTCGACACGATAAAAAAAGCCTATGACGATGGCGAACAGTTTTGCGGCTGGCAAGCAACAGCTCAAACATCCGGCGGCATAGTTGGCTTTAAAGAACTAAACGAATTATACGTTTGCATACCTGGCACTAGCCTTGCCGATGTCGCGCGGGATTACTTAGAAGCCCTGCACGAACAAGACAAGGGCGACCAATCCGGCATGATCGTGTTTGAAAATTCCAAACTCGGCAGGCCATACGAATTTAAAACAGATGCACCCGAAGCCGATGACTTGGCCGAACGTGCAGAAGATTACAAAGTGTTAACCGTTCCGCATGGTGGCTTAGTGCTAACAGCGGGGGTTGATGTTCAGCACGACAGATTAGCTATCACCATTTGGGCGCATGGCCGTGATGAAGAAATGTGGCTGGTTTATTGGGATGAAATACCCGCAAAAGTCACCTGCATAGATATAAAAGACCCCGTTTGGGAAGCCTTAGACGACCTATTATTCCAATCGTTTAAGCACCAAGCAGGTTTTGAGATGAAAATGTCGGCCGTATCGGTGGATTCATCCGACGGGGCCACGTCCGATGCGGTGTATACCTACGTTCGCAAGCGCCAAAAGCGCGGCGTAATGGCAGTAAAAGGCTCATCAAACGATTACGGCACGCGTGAAATCTACATGCTGCCCAAGAAAATAGACCACAAAAGCGCCACCAAAAGCAGTAAATACGGCTTGCGCATTTATATGGTCGGTACCTATAAAGCAAAAGAATTACTCATCGGCGGCAAAGGTCGCGTCACCCTAAAAGGTCGTGGTGCAGGTCGAATGCATTGGCCCAAAGACATACGAGCTGACTTTTACGAACAATTAATGTCTGAAGTATTAGCCCCGCATAGAACAATGAAGCGCAAGTTTCAGTGGCACGTTAAATCGGGCGTGCGAAACGAAGCGGTAGATTGCACCGTCATGGCGTTACACGCAGCAAGATCGGTAAAAGTTCACACCATGACTGAACGTCAATGGCAAGCATTAGAAGACAGATACAGGCAGGCAGATATATTTGCCGCGCCAATTAACGAAACACAGCAAGAGCAAGATATTCAGCAGCCAGCCGCTAAAAAAGCAGTCGGTAGTTGGGTAGGTAGCGACGAAGGAGAATGGTTTTGAGTACATCGCAAGAAATGTTAGACCTGTACATTAGTGCGGAAAAAGCTGTTCTAAAAGGCAAAACAGTCACCTTTGGCGAACGCTCATTGGGTCGTGAAAACCTATCAGAAATAATCAAAGGCCGCCAAGAATGGCAGGCGCGCGTAAATTCCGAAAAAGCAAGAACGCAAGGCGGCAACTCGCTTTACTCAACGGCTGATTTCACATGAAAATAATTGATAACGTCATTGGTGTATTCTCGCCAACATGGGCATACAAGCGTGCGCGTTTTCGTGGCGCGTTAGCCGCCTATGAAGCGGCAGAACCTGGGCGATTACGAAAAGACAAGCCCGACAATAGAAGTGGTGATGCATTAACACAAAAAGCTGGTTCAACCATTCGCGGTTATGCTCGCCAACAAGAGCAAAATTACGATTTAGCCGAAGGCATACTAGCAACATTAGTTGATAACATTATTGGACCACAAGGCATCAGCATAGAACCGCAGCCACGCGACAAAGACGGCGGCTTATTGCCAGAGCTATCAAAGCAAATTTTAGAGCTGCGCAAAGATTGGATGCGCAAGCCAGAAGTAACAGGCGAACATGATTGGGCAGCGTGCGAACGCCTAATTGCCCGCGCATGGTTCCGCGATGGTGAAGCCCTACTGCAAGAACTAAAAGGCATTATTCCATCGTTAAAGCACGGCACAATCGTACCTTACTCAATTGAATTGATTGAGGCCGATTTGCTGCCAATGGAATACACCGACCAAAACAAAAACATTACTCAAGGCGTAGAGCGTAATAGCTGGGGTAGACCATTAGCCTATCATTTGTTTAAAGAACACCCGGGCGGCACTAATTACACCCATTTAATGCTGCAAACAAAACGGGTACCAGCCGACAACATACTGCACCCTAAAATTGTTAAACGCTTTAAACAAGCGCGTGGAGTGTCAATATTCGCCCCCATGATGCGGCGTTTAGAAGACATAAAAGATTACGAAGAATCCGAACGCGTAGCCGCAAGAATAGCCGCCGCGATGTGTGGCGTTATTAAAAAAGGTTCAGCCGAAGATTACATAGCACCTGAAGACCCAGGCGAAAATCGCTCATTCAAAATAAAGCCCGGCATGATGTTCGATAATCTTCGCCCAGGTGAAGAAATTGGCACAGTCGATAGCAATAGACCATCGGCATTGCTAGAAGGCTTTAGAGACTCAATGGTGCGCATGTTAGCCGCCGCATCGCGCGGCACATTCTCAAGCATCGCCCGTAAATACGACGGCACCTATTCAGCGCAACGTCAAGAATTGGTTGAAGGGTTTATTGCCTACAAAGCTCTGTCGCAATTATTCTCAAGCCAAGTGAGCTACCCCGTTCATCGCAGCATGATCGACATGGCCGTACTATCAGGCCAATTAAAGCTGCCCGCAAATTTAGACCGAAACACCCTGCACGATGCAGAATGCAGAGGCCCATCCATGCCGTGGATTGATCCAGACAAAGAAGCCAAAGGCAACGAGCGCCTAGAACGCGCAGGCCATAAATCACCCCAGCAAAACATACGTGATCGCGGCGCAAATCCACGCACCGTTATGGATGAAATAGAAGCGTGGCGTAAGTTGGCTGATGAAAAAGGCTTGGTCTTTACCACCGATGCAAAGCATGAAATGCCAGCAGAAGTGGTTGAAGAAGTGCCAGAAGAAGACGAGCAAGGGGGGGGGTAATGATGTTGATGCAATTTCCCCAGTTGATGACTTTAAAAAACGTGCCGATGCTTACGGCGTTGGCGTTCGTGCTGGTGCCATAACACCACAGCCAACAGATGAGAAGCACTTTAGGGAAATGTCAGAATTACCCGAAATGTCCAAAGAAGTTCAATCGGCTTGGGATAGTGATGGCAAAGTACGTAGGCCAATAACGTTGCAATCGGGCGTGGAATTTAGTTCCGAAGCGGCGCAATCAATAGAGGATAACAAAGAAGGGGATGATAACGGCTGAATGCTGTAATAATGTCTTTTTTTAAAAGCAGAAGCACTCAGACTACACGTTGCGAAACGTTATCCGATTTGATCTTAGGCCGACTCATTATAGTTGGCTTTAAAATAACAAGAAAATAATGGATTTGACACGCACGCAAAATATGGCGTATGCTTTCCCCACTGGTGCAAAATCATCAGTCGGGATTAGTACCCCGTTTATCACGAACGCATTGGCGTTCATTCGAAGCGCTTTTTTTATGCCTGCTTATTATGGTAGGCCGATTACAGGCTCCTTCGGGAGGCCGTCCCTCGTGAACGGTGGTACTAACCTGTTTTCGGCTTGCCACCCTATTAGTACTAGAGTGGTTAGCCTCAACATACACACGAGGTAACAGCATGGCTAAATTAATACCATTTGCACAACGCTTCATTGCGGGCACATCAACACGAACCGTATCGGCACGTAAATTACATGAGTTTTTAGGTGTGAAGCGCGATTTCTCAAGTTGGATAAAAAGCCGCATAGAGCAATACGAATTTGAACAAAACACCGACTACCTTTTGACGCTCCCCAAAACGGGGGAACGGCAAAACAAAGGGCTGCGAGGTAAAAAGGAATATTTCATAACCTTGGATATGGCAAAAGAACTCGCCATGGTCGAGCGCAACGAAAAAGGCAAACAAGCAAGGCGTTACTTCATCAATTGCGAAAAACAACTGCAAGAACAAAAACAGCTACCCGCACCCAAAACGGATGCCATAGAAGACGAAGCAAAATACCAAATGCTAAACGCCATGATCAAGCAAATGGGCTTTAAAAGCCCACCACTCGTTGTACCGTTTATTGATATGGCAAGCCTCAATATTCAGCTAAAAGGCGCGCAAGCAGCCGTTGGCGTAATGGACGATTGTATGAAGCACGCCAAGCAATACACGGATAGAGTAAAAGAGTTAACGGGGTCGAGGTTACTCGATAGTTAAAAACGCGGCACTGAAGCGTCAATATTTAATTAAACGACCAATACTGAAAATCAAACACCAAACCCGCTAATCCAGCGGGTTTTTTAATGGAAAAAATATGCCAAAAAAACACAGTCCGTATGAAATAAAAGCACTGCACGATGGGACGGTCGAAGTTTATCTCTATGGAGATATAGGCGCCGATTTCTGGTCAGAAGAGCCATCAGTTCAAGCTCTTGCATTCGTCAGGGAGTTAAGTGATATCACTGCTTCTGAAGTCCATTATCGGGTTCATAGCTTTGGTGGTTCAGTAGTTGATGGTTTAGCAATCGGCAATGCTATTGCGCGGCATCCGTCCAAGTCAATTATGCATATTGATGGAATCGCTATGTCAATAGCCAGCTATATAACATCGAAAGGCGATGAGGTTGTTATGCCTCGCAATGCCATTTACATGGTGCATTTGCCTCATGGGCCTGAGCATGGAAATGCTGTTGAGCATAGAGCCTATGCAGACATGCTTGATACGTATGCCGCCCCGATGATTGAAGGGTATGCCAAGAAATCAGGCCGTACAACAGAAGAAATATCAGCCTTGCTGTCAGACGGCAAGGATCACTACTTTACCGCCGAAGAAGCGCTGGCCGAAGGATTTATCGACAGCATTTCAGACGCGGTAGAAATCGCCGCATCGGGCATTCCGCTTGATCGGTTTAAATTACCAGCGACCTTTGTCGCTGCCATGAAACTCAAAAAGGATATTATTATGCCAGATAAAAACGCACCGGCAGCGAAAACGAAAGTTGCAGCGCCAGCACAAGAGCCAGTGGCTGTCGTTACACCAGCGCCAGAAGCCAAAGGCCCAACGAAAGACGAAGTATTAGCGGCTGAAAAACAGCGCCGTACCAGCATTCGTGCAGCCTTTACACCATTTGAAGATAAAGAAGGTGTAAAAGCGATTATGGACGCGTGTTTGGATGATCACGAAATAACAGCAGAAGCTGCAAACACAAAGATTTTGGCGCATTTAGGTGCTAAATCCGAGCCGTTGGCAGGGTCAAATAGCATCATTATTGGTGCGTCTGGTAGCGATCGCTTTAGAGCGGATGCAACAACATCCATTCTTGCTCGTGCAGGTGTTGAAGAACGCCCAGAAGTTAATGCTTTCAGAGGCATGACATTGTTAGATATAGCCCGTGCATCGTTAGAGCAGTGCGGCGTGAATGCCCGCGGCATGGATAAGCGTGAAGTGGTTTCAGCCGCGTTTACGCAGTCAGGCAGCGATTTCCCAATCTTGCTTGAAAACGTCATGCATAAGACATTACTTAATGCCTATAAAACAGCACCTGATACATGGCGCCGTTTCTGTAAAATTGGCGAAGTGAGCGATTTCCGCACACATAATCGCTACCGCACCGGATCGTTTGGCAATTTAGATTCGCTAACTGAATTAGGTGAATTCAAGAATAAAACGATTCCGGACGGCGAAAGAGAAGGTATCAAAGCTGGCACCAAAGGTAACATCATCAATATCAGCCGTCAGGCCATTATTGACGATGATCTAAGTTCGTTTAACGGTTTAGCCGCTACGTTTGGCCGTGCTGCGCCGCGCACCATCGAGTCAGATGTGTATGCGTTATTGGCTTCTAATCCTTTAATGAGCGATAGCAAAGCGTTATTCCATGCGGATCACGGCAACTTAGCAGGCTCAGGTACGGCAATATCAGTCGCCAGTTTAGAAGCGGCTCGTGTGGCAATGGCAAGTCAAAAAGATGTTTCTGATAATGACTTCCTTGATATTCGTCCAGATGCATTGTTGTGTGGCGTTTCTAAAGGCGGCAACGCTCGTGTAACGATAAATTCTCAATACGATCCAGATGCAGCCAATAAGCTACAGCGTCCGAATATTGTCAACGGCCTTGTGTCAGACATTATCGATACGCCACGCATTACAGGTGCAGAATGGTATCTATTAGCCAATGCGATGGAAGTTGCTGCCATTGAAGTGGCATTCCTGGACGGCATCGATGAGCCCTTCCTTGAAGTGAAGAATGGTTGGGAAGTTGATGGTGCGCAATACAAAGTTCGTTTGGACTACGGTATTTCTGCAATCGACTATCGCGGTATTTACAAAAACGCAGGCGCTTAATCGCGTTAATTAACAACAGGGCTGCTTAACCGCAGCCCTTTTTTATTCAAAAATTGGAGCAATAAAATGGCTAAGAATTATGTACAAGAAGGTGTAACGATTGATTACACCAATGCAGGAACAGCAATCCTATCAGGTGCAGTTGTCGTTATCGGATCGTTAATTGGTATCGCATTAGCCGACATCGCCAACGGTGCAGTAGGTTCAGTTATGTTGAAAGGCGTGTTCGATGTGCCCAAGGCAGATGCCGCTGTTATCGCAGTGGGCGAAGAAGTGCTATTCGACTCAAGCGCCAGCGAGTTTGACGATGCAGCAGCGGTTGCCGCATCAGGCGATCACGCAGGCAGTATAGTCGCGCTAGAAGCAAAAGGCGCAACAACCGGTGAAACAATTCGGGTGTTGTTAACCGGCGCGGCTGGCACGTTAACAGCGTAATAAAACGGTAAATAAAAGCCCCTAGTTCTAGGGGCTTTTTTAATGAATAACGTGAAAAAATTAAACAAGTT